TTACCCAAGAGGATCTCAGCACATGGGTTAACTCCCTTGAAGTGAGGTGCTCTCTTCTTAGCTGACTCAGCATTGATGAACCCAGGCTCAGAACCACCAGCCTCAACCATCTTATCGAAGATGTAAGACAGTTCCCACTTGGTTGGTTTCTTGTGGAAGACAATAGAGTTATTGGATTGTTGCCGATGTTCGTTGCCGAACTTCCAGAAGTCTTTCTTAGCTGAGATGAAGGCGTCTACTTCAGGGTCAGACACTGGCATCAAAGCAATCTCAGCGGAACGACGAGAGGATAGTGTAGTACCCAAGTGGTTAAGCACATCAAGGATGTCGATACGTGTAAGCAACTGACCTGCACGATCATTCATCAAGTCACAGATGCGTTGGAATGCTACAGTAACAGTGGCATCACCTGAGCTAATCCAACCGTAACCCTTGAGGCGTTCACCTGCTGCACGTACCTCAGTGAAGTCCAAGACCAGTACGTCTACAGCATCCTTCATAGCAAAGAGTTTACCTGCTGACTTAGCCCAAGCTTCAGCACTATCACCAATCTTTAGGTGGTATGTCTTCTTGCCTTCCTCGTCTACAGATGTCCATGACTGGTTGCTAGGGCAGCCCTTAGCTTCACCCAAGACCTTAGCAGAACGAATGATCTTAACGTCTACCTTCTTAGCAAAGCCATTGAGTGTGCCGACAACAGGCTCAAAGCCTACACCACACCCTTGAAGCAGCAACCACATAGCATCTACGATATCATGGACAGTCTCTACACGGCCAAAGGAACAGTTGAACTGGGATGCTTCTCGTGTCTTAGACACCTGTGTACCGCCCAGCCACAGTGTACGGCCTGATACAGTAGCTTTACGCTCCATCATGAGGGTTCGTAGCGTATCAAGCTCAACGATCTCTGACATGTCCAAGGTGTTACCCTTAGCACGTTCCCACAACCATTGCTGGTGATCAATTACACGGTCAACTGTCTCACCCCACGTCTCGAAGGTGCCATCCTCTTTAGGGCGGTTATATGTACGCCGTGTCACCACATTTGCACGAGTAGAAAACTCTTGGTAGTTCTTAGTCATCGCTTGTCTCCGCTTCCTTTAAGTGTGCCACGTTCTTTGCGGCCATTCAGTTTTTCCATATTAAGCTCTGCTACTCTCTTCAAGCTACCACCAAAGATGTGAGAGGTAACTGTCAGGTAGTACAATACATCGCCTAACTCATTTAGGATGTCTTCATTAGTAAATCTAGTCTTATCCCTATAAACTTTCTTTACTTTCTCAGCTACCTCACCAGCCTCTCCTACAAGACCTAAGACGTTTTCGAATAACCTATCAGTGCCTTCTGTCATAACAAGTGTCTCTGCCCAGTCACTGTAGAACTGCATCTGGTCTTTTGAGGCTTCTTGGTTCTCAAACATATCAAAGTAACCCATTGCCTTCAAATCTTCTCCGCTAATCATAGTCTCTCCTTCACTATCAGATTATCAATCTCTACATCATCTACGTCATACATAACATCTGTAATCAGATCGTGTATATCAGACTCGTGTGCATCTTCATACGAAGACAGGATATTGTTAGACTTATCCACCTTCAAAACAAACATGACATTAAACTTTTTCTGGCTCATCCTTCTTTCTCCTGTAATGCTTCTTTCTCCTGTAATGCTTCGTTCATCTTACGCAGGTAGTATGCCGCCTTATGCATATCCTCTAAAGGCTTCTGCTTGTATTTGTAACGATGTTGATACTTAATCAAGTTACCGTGACAGTAAGCAATGAAACCATCTAGTCCCAGCACTTGCTTGATATACTCAATACACTCTATTCCACCAGAGTTATAGTGCGCTGGACGTTCTACTGGATCATATTCACTCATGCTGAACCTACTGTTTTTGTTTTAGCATTCAAAGTCAGGACATTACCTTCCTTTTTGTACACAGGCTTTGTATCTTCTTCCATATCAGCCATAACCTCTTCATATTGATCTGGGAATAGATGCTTAGCAATCTCAGTCATAGCTGGGTATAGCTCTTCAATGAAGTCTGGGTACTCGTCGTTATACATAAATGCAGCCGACATAAGCATAGCTGCCTGAAGCATCTCTGCGCCAGCCATACCATTTGGCACTTCTTGAGAGATGACTATGCCTGTACTGATGATATTGTTCCACTCGCCATCCTCACCGTACTCTGGCTTGATGATGATAGCTACTTCATCGTCGTTAAGAGTGTAGCCCATTAGGTCTTCCTTTTTGTCTTTAGCGAAATCTTACTTGTATTACATCGTGATCCCGGCTCTGTCAACCAACTCTCAGGGATTACCCTATGTGACCACTTATACCCATGCTTCTCACACCATTCAAAGTATCTAGACTTAGCACCCTTATTCAGAGGTGCTTTAGCATTCCAGAACACGAAGCGTATATCTAGCTCTGGGTGCTGCTCCTTGACTGCTAAATGCTTACGGCGGTCATCAGCGTCGAAGTAGCCTTTGGTTTCAATTAAGATACCATTATCTAACTCGAAGTCTGGTGTATAAGTTCTATATCTAAGATCCTCCCATTCAATCTTTAGAAGCTCATATTTAACTTCTAACTGTCTCTCTGACAAAAACGCAACGGCCTCATCTTCAAGGCCGCTGCGATAGCTACTAGATATGTGTCTTGCTCTTCTAGCCATTAGGTATCTGTAGGTTCTGAGGAGGGTTCTAGCATATTAAGCAATGCTTGTACGAGTACTGCACGTCTCTCATCCAGCACCTTACTCAAGTAAGACAGACGATCCAACTCTGACGAAGCCATTTGTGCTTCACGAAAGACGTTACGCTGCTCCTCTGTGAAATCATCTGTTTCATACTCTTTGTCGTTAATAGTGATCTTAGACATCTTCTTCTGTTCCTTCTACTAAATAGATGTAGTCTACCATTGGTGGGTTTTTAGCCTTAGAGTTTGGTGATGGGATGGTCTGTAGTGTAGGCCAGCATTTGTGTTTGAAGGCACAGAAACCACACTCGACACCCAGCTTTGTATTGCCTGTCTCTTTGCGATAGAACGTCTCTTTGATAGGCTCAAAGCAACGCTCAAATGGCTCGTCGTTGTCGATGTAATCTGTAAGCTCTTCAATCTGTTTCAGAACAGCCTCTTTGTCTACACCGTCAGCGGCAACGTACTTAAACTCGCCATTAGCTTTGTTGACTACCCACCAGCCGCCAACCTCTTTACCTGCGCCCTCTGCATACCCTACAAGCTGTGGGATGTAGCCGAAGCTGTCACCTGTAGCTAAGGCATCAAAGGATGCAAACTTGTTTTGATAAGACCACGGAGACGCAGACTTAACGTCATCCACCTTACCATCCAAGATCATGTCATACTCACCACGGATTTCTTTACCGTTAGCTAACTTGAGTGTGACGTAATCGTTGTCTGTAAACTCCACATTTGCTGCTCTCATAATACCCTTGAACACTGCTTCAACAATGTCACCGAGGATCATATTCATCAGGAAGTGTGGAGGGAAAGGTGTCTTACCCTCTGGTTCATTCTTGTCATACCATAGCTGGCACTTAGGGCGACCAATGTTAGACATGCGTAAGCGGAATGCGTCACGAGGACCACTATCAAACTGCTTAAACAACGCTGCCTTAACGTCGGAGGCGACCTTATCAGCCACCTCCTCTGTCATTGTAGTCTCACCCGCCATAGCTCTTTGCAAGAATGTAAAGATTGCTAACTCAGCAGGGTGATTCATTAGTCTGCGTCCACATCAATAATAGAACCAACAAGAGCGGCATCTTCAGCGCTCATGCTACGGTCAGAGCGTTCATGGTGCATATCCATGATCTTACCGTTGCTGTACTCAATGAAGCCCAAGAAGTCTTTAAGCGTCTCATTGTCTCCGTCAGACAGTTCAACCGTCTCACCTACAGCAGACTTGATGATACCATAAGTAGCACCTGTTGGGATGCTGGCCTCTTCACCAGTCAAGGTAAGTGTAGACATAATTGGAAGCAGGTTCTTACGAGCAAGAACAGCAAGTGAAGCATCAATAGCCTTCAAGCTGTCACGGTTCTTAACATCCATTACGAATGGCAAGTTCTCGTACTTACCAGAGATGTCTTCACCCTTTTCGTTCTTAGGCTCAGCGATAGTGACTACACCCATATACATCTTTACACGCTTAACAGAGCGCATAACTTCTTTAACTGCCTCAGACAAAGCGTTGAAGTCTTCGATGTAACCACTTGGACGTCCCAGGTTGAAGCCACCAATGCTGTCCTGCATATCACCATTGAGATTATTGCCCATGACAGACTTTTCCATCTCGTTAGTTCCAGAGTTCCAGCGTTGCCACTGTTGGCGCTGGGCGAAGACACGAATAGAGATGCTCTCTGCATAGATAACATCGTCACCCATTGTGATCTTGTAAGATCCTACAGGGATAACGTCTGTCTTGATCTTCTTACCACCTACGTCAATCTCACCCTTGAGTGCGGTACTGACTACGTTGATACGTGCAATAGATGGGCCATTCTGTTTACCAGAAGATTCTGATACACCCATCAACTCTGCGAGAGACTTACCACGATCTGCGGCTACTGTTAGTTCTGTACTCATTTTATTCTCCATGAGATTTGTGTTAAAGAGACTAAGTTATACCATCAAGCGTCTTTTACGTCAAGCCAATTAGGCCCAATCTTTGACTCAAGTAGTAGTGGCACGTTCATTACAACATCATAGGCTTTCTCTATGAGGTCGTTCAATTCTGCGTTCATATCATCAATGATTTGTAGCACGATTTCCTTCTCCTCTGGGTGAGTATCTACAACTGTTGAGTCATGCACTGTATTAACAAGGCAGGACTGTAGACCACTCAACCGTTTCTCCAATTCTATCAGCACGACAGGAACCACATCACCAGTAGCAAAGCCCTGTACTGGGTAGTTCTTGATCATAGTGAAGTGTGATACACCGCCACGCTGGTTACGTTTAACATCTGGGAAAGCATACTGCCGCCCAGACTTACTGGTAATCTTGTTGAAGCGTACTGCTTCATCTGCCAAGCTCTTGTGCCAAGCAGCTACACCTTCATACTTCTCGTTGAAGTGGATGTAGTATGCCTCTTCTGCCTTACTTCTGCCATACCCTGTAGCCCCGAAGAGAGGAGCAAAGGTATGTTCCTTGGCTTGCTGGCGTGTAGTAGGCTGTCCAGCATCTGTGATAACCTGTGCAGTGTAGCTGTGAACATCAAAGCCGTTTGCAATCTCTGCAATAGCTACAGGGTCTTGCGATAGGTATGCAGCAGTACGAAACTCTAGCTGTGCAAAGTCTGCCTCTAGGATGTGACCGCCCTCCCAGCGAGATATGAACACACGCTTAACAGGGAATGTGCCGCCACGAGGCATGTTCTGCATATTAGGGTTACGACCACTGAAACGTCCAGTAGCAGTAATGTGCTGTGTTAGACCTACGTGTAAGTAGCCATCTTTCTTGGTGAAGGTGTCAATGCCTTCGACGAATGAAGATAGGTAGCTGCTAACAGCAGACAGACGCTTGAGGTCAGTAAGAAAGCTGATTGCTTCTTCCATACCCTTTGTCTTAGCCGTACCAATGAGTACATCTAGGTTGTCCTTTCCTGTGCTGAAACCATTGGCGCTGACCCACTTCTTTGTAGGTGCAGCAAATGCTAGTCCAGCTAATATGTTTATCTCTTTTAGTTGGTAACCACGAGCATCACAGTCCTTGCACTTGTTGGGGCGAGAGAACTTTGTGCCATCCTTCTTGATCTTAAACACCTTACCTTGACCCTTACAGTCAGGGCAGGTGAAAGCTTTAGTGCGGCGGATCAGAGTGCTGTTAGCCTCTACAGCCTGTGTGAACTCTTTCTTATCATTGGCATACTCGAATAGAGTAGCCCACTCCTTCTTGTTTTTGATCTTACGGGAGAAAACTACCTGCGACATCTGCTCTGGTGAGTTGAGGTTGATAGGTGTGTCACCCATGATCTCACGCACCTTGTGTTGTAGTCTGTCTTCGATGTCTGCCTTCTCTTGCTCAAACTCTTTACGAACTGCATCAAGGGCAACACGATCCACCTTGAAACCTGCCATGTACATACGTGTAAGCGTCTTACATGTGTCAAACGTAACAGCCTTAACCTTAGCTAACGACTGCGCCTCTGGCTCACTATAGTCTGCCTCAATAGCGTGAAACAGTTCTCGTGTCGTATCTAGGTCAGCCTGAAGATAGAACGTAAGCTCTTTCAGTGGGATCTCGTTG